GTCCTCCTCCCACACACACACGGACTGCTGAGCATCTGTAGAAAGATGTTCCGCCCGGAGCCCGGAACCCAGCCCAACAGCAAGACGTAGCCCTAGATACATGGTACGACCTTGACCCTACCCCACCCCAAACATTTTTTTAATATATATATATGTTCTCCCCATACAGCGGAGGGACATTTAACCATTTATAAGGATTTACTAATATGGACAGAAGCAGATATCCATTACCGGGACTACTAGAATATACAGGTGATCCTGATTTACCTCTTGAAGACTCGTATCCTTTTATTAGTATGGCTGGTATGGGATTAGGTGGATTACTTACTAGAGCCGCTATGAAGACTCCTGTGAGATCATTAATTAGAAAAGAACCTACTCTTCCATCAATAACTGTTAAATCTAAAAGACCTGTTAAAAAGCCCGGATCAAGAAGGTCAAGAAAAGCGGACTCAAAAAGAAAAGATCGGCAGTTTAACAGAGCAGAGCAACATTACGATGAACGAGCAACACGACATCCTTTAGATGATAGTGATTGGGAGCAAGATGTTGTTGGCACTTTAAAAAGAGGCCGTGAAGGATACGATGGTAGTCGCCTTGTTGATCTTGCTGAATACCTTACTAAAGGAGAGCAAAAAAGCGTAGCAAAGATTGTAAGAAAAAGAATGGCTAAACAAAAAGAAGTAAAAGATTTGTATGCGAAAAGAAATAAAGAATCTGAATCAGAACTTCTAAAAAAGTTTGAAAATCAAATTGGTAGAAAAGTAGAAGATTATGCAGACGCTACGGATTTTCGTGACTGGATGGATGACTATTTAACTTTTCCTGAATTATTGGAGTAATTTCTAATGTGGGTATTTAGAGCATTTATAAAAAAACACTAATATTAGGAGCACACTGATGATTGGATTTGGCATGGATGGCAATGTTATGGGAGGACCGGGAGCCTTTGGTGATGCTATCGGCCCTGATGACGAAAGAAGTATATTTGCATATGGTATACCCAAACCTTCTCCATTGCTAGGTCTTCTTACAGATGAAGAGGCTATGGATATAATGATGGCTCCTCGCCCCAATGCTGTGCCACCTAATATATCATATAGTAATATGTTAGGCGGCTATATTACAAATAACGGTTTAATAAGCAATGCTATGGGAGCGGTAAAAGGAATTAGGAATATGTTTGGCCCTACTTATGGACCAAATGCTCCACCTGTAAATGTTCCGGGTTATGATCCTAATCCCGGTATGGGAATGGGCGGTGGTCCTGACGCCGCTCAAATGAGTCTTGATGATTTTGGAATTAACAACGCATTATCACAAGAAGAAAGTGATGTATATAATTTAGACAATGCTCTTGCTCAACTTGATCTAGAGCCATTTTATAATTATATAAATCCTGCTATAGAAGCCATAAAAAATTCTGCAATAGCAGAAGCGGCAAAAAAAATTGATGCTGTTCCAGTTCCGGGTCTTGAGGTTATTCAAGGATTGGATATAGGAAAAAAAGTCCTTGATGCTATTCCCGATATTATGGATGTTAATTTTCCTTCTTACGGCCCAAGCATTCCCGGAAAAGGTGGAGGAGTTTTCTCAGAGCCTGATGTATTTGAGCCTTCGATGAATTTACAGATGGAGTTAAATCCTGCTATAGATTCAAACCTTCCCGGTGTAGAAGGACTTATGGAGGCTGGAGGACTTCAGGGTGGTGGTAGCGGAGTAATTGGACCTGACTTTGATATGGGAGCAGTATCACAAAAAGGTGGTGGAGAACTACAGGAAGCCCTAGCCCAGAGAGCCGCAGAGACTATTATCGCGCAACAGGCGGCAAGACAGGTAACACCACAATCGAATAAGGTTACTATTCCTACATCCAGTGGCCCTAATATCGTCATTGATGTTACACCTCCCGCACCACAAACAAGAGTTGCTCCGCACAGGAGAGCGGCTCCTAAACCGTCTCCGGTACAGATTGCGGCTAAATCTATTACTAAACCAAAAGCATTTAAAGCACTTCCTAAATTTGCTCAAAAAGAACTAAGACAAGGCAAAGTTCCGACCGGTGGATCAGATAACGTACAGGATATGGTAAGAGACTTTCTTGGCGGTCAAAAAGCGTTTGGAGATTCTGGTACTAGAAAATGACAGAAAAACAAGACAAGTTTATAGAAACATACGTCCTTACTGGTAACGCTACTAAAGCGGCTATCGCGGCTGGGTATTCTGAAAAGACTGCCAAAAGCAAAGGATACCAACTAAAGAACCAACTGCATCCTGAAATACAAAAGGAAGTGCAGAAGGCTATTGCGGATAAGATTCCTGCGAGTCTTATGTGGTTGACCGACCTTGCGGAAAAGGCTGAGTCTGAATCTGTTAGGTTGGGAGCCATTAAAGATATCCTTGACCGCGCTGGACTCAAACCAGTAGACAAGGTAGAAACTACCAACATCGACCAAATGAGTAAAGATGAAATCATTCGGGAGTTAGAGGCACTTGAAAGGCTTAAGCACTGAACAGTACCGTAAAGAGTTAGAATTAAAACAGGCTCTTAGAAGCATTGTACGCTTCTCTCGCATTGACGAGTACGATCCCTACCCATACCAGCAGAAGTTTCACCAAACAGGCTCAGAGGCCAACCAGAGGCTTCTGATGGCGGCTAACCGTATTGGGAAGTCTTATTCCGGTGCGGCAGAGATGAGTTACCATCTAACAGGTCTGTATCCTGACTGGTGGAAAGGCAGACGGTACGATAATCCCATTACCGCTTGGGCGGGTGGGGTTTCAAACGAAACAACTAGAGACATTGTACAATACGAACTATTGGGTTCCCCAGATGATCCTGATGCGTTTGGGTCCGGTGCGATACCTAAAAGTAAAATTATAAAAACGGAACGTAAACCGGGTGTACCCAACGCAAAAAGTGTTGCTCTTATACAACACGTTACGGGTGGGAACTCTTCTTTACACTTCAAAGCCTATGAAATGGGTGTTGACAAGTGGCAGGGAAGGAGTGTAGACTGTATATGGCTTGACGAAGAACCTTCCAGAGAGTTATATTCACAGGCTGTAACTCGAACACTGGACCGTAAAGGCATGGTTTACATGACATTTACACCAGAATCGGGCATGACTGAGACTGTTGCATCGTTTATGAACAACCTACAGCCCGGTCAATCCTTGACAAACGCCACTTGGGATGACGCTTCAGAGGCAGTTACCTCCATGAAAGGTAATTCAGGCCATCTAAATGAGTCTGTTATGGCGCAGATTCTCTCCAGTTACTCCCCACATGAGAGAGAAATGAGGAGATATGGCCGTCCTAGCATTGGTTCCGGCCTTGTTTTTCCGGTACAGGAAGACAAAATAATGATTGATCCCATGCAATTAGAGGATCACTGGCCTCGTATAGCAGGTATAGACTTTGGGTGGGACCATCCTACTGCTGTAGTGTGGGTGGCTTGGGACAAAGACGAGGATGAACTATATATCTACGATTGTTACCGGCAATCCAAAGCATCACCGTCTGTACACGCCGCATCCATCAGGACACGCTCTGAGAGCGTCCCTATTGCGTATCCTCACGATGGCAATAGGAGAGATAGCATGGGCAATCCGGGTCTTGCAGACCAATACAGGAGCCTTGGGTGCAATATGATGTTGGAGCATTTTACTAATCCTCCGGCCCTCGGACAGAACAAAGGCGGTAATTCCGTAGAAGAAGGTCTTATGGATATGTTGCAGTATATGGAGTCAGGTAGATTCCATGTGTTCAACACATTAACAGACTGGTTTGAAGAGTTTAGAATGTATCACAGAAAGGGCGGCAAGGTTGTCCCATTTAAAGACGATCTAATGAGCGCGACACGGTACGCGGTATTATCACGAAGATTCGCTGTTTCTAGCAGTGATCCAACCTGGACAAACGAAATAGAATATAAACAATATGGCATCATCTAAAACAACAGACGAAGAACTACTAGCCAGAGTGCAGGGAGAAATCACTGACGCTCTAGGTTATAGTGATACTATATCCAAGCAGAGAGAATCTGCTATGGATTACTACTATGCTCTTCCGTTTGGTAATGAAGTAGAAGGAAGAAGTCAGTACGTTGATTCTTCTGTTATGGATACTATCGAATGGATTAAACCATCACTGATGCGTGTGTTTGCCGGTGGTGATGAAATGGTTACATTTGAGCCTCATGGACCAGAAGATGTAGAGTCGGCAGAACAGGCCACTGATTACGTCAACCACATCTTTACAAAAGATAACAATGGTTGGGAAATCCTATATTCATGGTTCACTGATGCTCTCCTCCAAAAGAACGGAATAGTTAAAGTATGGTGGGATGACTACGAAGACTGGAACCGTGAAGAGTATAACGGTCTTGATGAGCAGGAGTTTAATCTTCTAATTATGTCGCCAGACATTGAGGTTATGGAACATACTCCATATGTCGATGAATATGGCGCAAAGCATGATGTCGTTATTAAACGTACAGAGTATACAGGTCGTGTAAAGATTGAGAATGTTTCACCTGATGAATTTCTTATCAGCCGTGAAGCAAAAGATATTCAGGATGCTAGATTTGTTTGCCACCGTGTAAAGAAAACTTTGTCAGAGTTACGTCTTATGTATCCTGATGAAGACCTTGACCCGGAAGAGATGGGTGGCGGTGATGACGATATGGCGGCTTTCTCATCTGAAAGATTGAGTCGTTACGAGTTTGACAAGTCTGCTGAGTATTTTGGAGGCTGGGGTTCTCCTGACGATGAGGAGGCTTTGCAAACTTATTGGCTGCATGAGTCATTCTTAAAAACAGATTACGATGGCGATGGTATTGCCGAGTTAAGAAAGATTTGCTCTGTAGGCAGTAAAGTTATAGCCAACGACCCTATTGACAAAATTCCATTTGTTAGCGTTACTCCTGTAAAGATTCCTCATAAGTTCTTTGGATTGTCTATTGCAGACCTTATTATGGACTTACAACTTATTAAGAGTACGTTGATGCGGAATCTTATGGACAATATGTACAACCAGAACTTTGGTCGGTACGCAGTTCTTGAAGGCCAAGCGAATCTGGATGATTTGCTATCCCAACGTCCGGGCGGTGTGGTACGAGTTAAGTCGCCTAACGCTATTATGCCATTAGCAACTCCTCAACTTGAGCCTTCCTCATTCCAGATGTTAGGTTATCTTGACCAACAGAGAGAGTCACGATCAGGTGTAAACAAATACAGCCAAGGTCTTAACGACAATGCGCTAACCTCTCACACCACGGCTACCGCAGTAAACGCTACAATGACAGCCGCTCAATCTAGAGTAGAATTAATAGCGCGATGTTTTGCCGAAACTGGTGTAAGAGATTTGATGCGTTGTATTTACGAACTTATACTTAAGAACCAAGATAAAGAACGTGTAGTTAAACTACGCAACAAGTGGGTTCCTGTCCGTCCTGATATGTGGCGTGACAAAATGGACTGCACAGTTGCCGTAGGTATTGGTAACGGTAATCGTGACCAACAGTTGATGCACCTGACTACAATGCTACAGTTTGCTGGCGATGCAATGCGCGGTGGACTTAACATTGTAAACGAAAAGAACCTGTATAACATGGGAGCCGCACTTGTAAAGAACATGGGCTTTCAAAATGTTGATGACTTCCTGACTAACCCGGATATGGTTCCTCCACAACCTGATCCAGCAGAGCAGGAAAAGCAAATGGAAATGCAGGTTAAACAACAGGAACTGCAAATCAAGGCGGCTGACCTACAGTTGAAACAACAGAAACTTCAGCAGGAAGCGGCTGAATCTGCTGTAGAAGCGCAACTAAAAGCGGCCGAATTACAACTTGAAGCAGAACAGAAAAGACCCATTGCTATAGGATAAATATGAGTAACGAACTAAGAGAGGAACACGCTAGACGCCTCCTTTCAGATAAGTTGTTCAACGAAGCGTTTGAAACGCTAGAAAAAAATTTACTGAACTCTTGGAATTCTTCGGGAGTCAGTGAAGTAGAAGCCAGAGAACAAATCTGGTTGTCATTAAGACTCCTTGAACGGATACGTCTACATCTAACCTCCATTGTGGAAACAGGAGATATGGCGAAGAAACTTAAGGAATACCACATATAGGAGATTATTATGGTGGATACGCAAGAAGCCCCACAAATAGCAGGTGAACTACCGCAATCATCGGGTAGTATATCTGAAGCCCAAGATGCAATACTCGGACTCATGGACTCGCTAGAGGAACCGGAAGAGCAAGAGGAAGCATCGCCGTCTGAAGAAGTAACTGAAGACGCTTTAGAGGAAACAACTGATGAAATTGAAGAAGAGGTTGAAGAAACCGAAGACGAAATTTCTGAGGATGATGAATCTGAAGAATTCGATGAAGAAGAAGTTGAAGACGACTCGGAAGAGACAACTCTCTATACTGTAACAGTAGACGGAGAGGAACTTGAAGTCACGGAAGAAGAACTCGTCAAAGGCTACTCCCGACAAGCGGATTATACAAGGAAAACTCAGCAACTTGCAGAATATCGAAAGCAGATAGATCAGGTAGTAGAAAACTACAAGAACGAAACTGCTCAGACTCAGCAAGCAAGAGATCAGTACGTTAGTGCTGTCGCACAAGCAATCGAAACTAACTATTCACATTTAGCGCAATTCCAGAATGTTGATTGGGAAAGGCTTAAGATGGAAGATAGAGAGGAATATTTGACTAAGCGTGATGAATATCGTCAGGCTCAAGATCAGATTCAGTCTCTACAACAGTCTCAAGAGAAAGCCCAGCAGGAAGCGCAAGTAGAGGCTCAGAAAGAACATCAACGCATTGTTCAGGAAGAGCATCAGAAAATGGTAAAACTTATCCCACAGTGGGCAGAAGACGATAAACGGCAGGCAATGGCTAAAGCCGTATCGGAATTTGCTCTAGGTAAAGGATATACACAAGAAGAGTTAAGTCAACTTGTCGATCACAGATCAATCATTGTTCTAATGCAAGCCAAAGCATATGAAGATATGCAAAAGAAACAAAACACTGTAAGGTCTAAGAAAGTTAAAAACAAACCTAAAGTGGTTCGTGGAAAGGCTAAAACGGAAAAGGCTGATGCTGATAAAGTGAAACGTGCTAAACAAATGAAACGTCTACAGCAGACAGGAAAAGCAGAAGATGCCGCAAGTCTGTTTGAAGATTTCGTAGAACTATAATAATAAAGGAGTCATTTTATGGCAATCGCAACTAATACTCGGACGACTTACGGTGCTATTGGTATCCGTGAAGACCTGAGTAATATCATTTATAATATTAGCCCAATGGATACGCCGTTTATTTCCAATGTGGGTAAAGGGTCGGCTGACAACACTCTATTTGAGTGGCAGACTGATGAACTTACTGCCGCCGCCGCTAACCAGCAGTTAGAAGGTGACGATAGCATGAACGCTCTGGCGGTTTCTGAGCCAGTTCGTTTGACGAATTATTGTCAGATTTCGTATAAAGCGGTGCAAACGAGTGGAACGGCTGAGGCAGTGGATTTTGCTGGCCGTCGATCAAGTCAGGCTTATCAGTTGGCTAAACGCGCAAAAGAAATTAAGCGTGATATGGAAAAGATGCTACTGTCTAACGATGTAAAAGTCGCAGGTGCGGCTGGTACTGCTCGTAAGACGGCGGCTGTAATGTCTTGGCTAGGCACGACTTCGGCAGGAACATCGAACATTATTCTTGGTTCGGCTTCTCCTGTTGTTGGTGTTGTCAATAACGGCGGTAGTTCTCCTGCTGTCGGCCCGGATGGAACTACTGTTGCATCTTTCGGTACTTCGGCTGTCCTGACGATGGCGATGATTAATCTTGCTATGGAGCGTTGCTTCACCCTCGGTGGAGAGCCTTCAACGATTTTGGCTCCGGCTGATCTCAAGCAGAAGATTAGTGCGCTTGGCGGTTCTGTTATTGCTGATCTGGTTACTAACCATGATAAAGCAACTCAGGGAACTGCGGTCAACGCCGTTGACGTTCTTGTAACTGACTTTGGTACTCTGAAGATTGTACCCAGCCGCCTGATGTTGGCTGATATGCTATTCTTCGTTGACTATGATTTCTGGTCAGTTGATTACCTGCGTCCGTTCCAGACCGAAACTCTTGCCAAGACTGGTGACAGCATCAAGCAGTTGATGATTGCTGAATACGGTCTTCGTGCTAAGAATGGTTTGGCAAACGCCGCAATCATCGGAGTTAAAGACGCTTAATGATTAAATACAATAACACTCCTAGTATTGTTGTTGAAGATAATGTGCTTTCACCTGCTTTATGTGAACACATAGTTAACCTTGCCGAAACTAAAGGGCTTGGTGATAATCTTATAAACCGTGATGGTAAGTATATCCAAGATGAAATAAGAACCAGTAAAGGTGCTTTTTTCAGTTACGGTGATAATGATGTATTAGATGGTGTTATTGAAGCGTTATCCGGTATGTGTGGGCTACCTCCTACCCGGTTGGAACCTGTAACTATTCAAAGGTATCAGCCGGGTCAGGAGTACAAACCTCACTACGATGCTTTTCTTCCTGATGAAATGGGAGAAATGCCAAAGTCTTCAAAAGTTGAAGAAGGTGGGAATCGCTGTGTCACTATGATCTCGTACTTGAATGACGTACAAGATGGTGGTGGCACAGTTTTTCCTGTTTTGGGGCTTGCAATACAAGCAAAGCAGGGTCGGGTTCTTATGTTTGGCAATCTTGATGAAAACAAGATTCCTCATCCTGCATCATTGCATATGGGGCTACCTCCAGAAAACGGAGACAAGTGGATTATAACCTTTTGGTTTCGGGAGAAAGATGTAATGGTAACTAAGAAAGAACTTAAGAAAGCATTAAACTCTAAAAATTCTACCAAAGTAGATAAAAAGCCAGTGGACTCTAAACTCCACGCTAAGAATGTGCATAATAAGTTTAAAGAAATTGCCGCAGATAGAAGTGAGATGCCGTTATGAATTCATCTGGATGGAACTATGATACTCCTACCTCACGGCCTTGGAAACTAGATATTAATACTGACGGCACTGCAACTATTAATACTTATCAAGATGTACAGCCTATCATAGAAAAGAATAAGTTAGACTTAATTAACTATGGTGACAAACTTACATTTGGCAAAGCCTCTGGAAGACATACTGGTGGAGTTACAGTCGCTTCTATTCCCACAAATATCTGGGAAATATGGCTAAAAGAAACAAACGGTGCTATTGAAAAAGACGAAAAACTATTAGCAAAATATTTGAATGATCCTGACAACAAGTTTCTCAGGACTACACCTACGAGGATTTAATCATGTGGTTATATCAGCCTACGTTTTCTGGTAACAATCAGTTACCGATTATTAACAACAAAGTCTGGTTTAAGAGCAAGAATAGTTAATGGCTATTAATTCGTACTCAACTCTTCAGACGGCTGTTGCTAACTGGTTGGACAGAGATGATCTGTCTGACCGGATACCTGAATTTATCGGACTTAATGAAGCGGTATTTAATAGAGTCTTGCGTATTAGACCTATGGAGACTATTGTAACTACGGCTACTGTTGGAGGAACAAAGGCTTATGATCTTCCTACTGGATATGTCCAGATGAGAGAGATTCATTTAGATACAAGTCCTATTACATCTGTGCAGTATATGACTCCAGAGATGCTGTATAGAATTTGGGCAGGTAGTTCTTCTGGCAAACCTAGTGCGTATAGTATAATTGGGGATAAAATTTATTTTGGCCCTACCCCAGACGCGGCTTATGATTATGTAATGACATATTATAAAAAGTTTGATGCGCTTAGTGACGCAACTACAACAAACTGGATTATACTTAACGCACCTGATGTTTATTTGTATGGAACTCTATTACAGGCTGAACCATTCCTTATGAACGATCAGCGTATTCCTATATGGGAGCGAGGGTTAAGACAGGCTATTGCTGATTTACAGGAGCAAGATGATAAAGATAGACATTCTGGCTCTGAATTAAGGGTGATGAACACCTCTGGATATTATTAGGATATAAATTATGGGTATTGAATCTGGAAATTATATTACAAATTTAAATAGCGCAAATCCGCTATCAAGCGATAACGTAAGTGAAGGCGATGACCATTTGCGTTTGCTTAAAAACGTATTAAAGAAAACTTTTCCAGCAGGTACAAATGATGCGGGACCGGATCAGGCTGTTCAGGTTATTATTACTAAGTCTTCAGCGCCTACTGTTAGCGGAAACGCCGCTCAATCAACAGGATTGGTTTGGCTAGACACCTCAAACAATGTACTTAAAATTAGAAACCAAGCCAATGATGCGTGGATTACTCTTGCTGTTGATCCAGAGACAAGCAATAGTGTAGACATTAATGCAGGAACTATTGACGGCGCTACTATTGGAGCAACTACAGCGTCTACAGGTAAGTTTAGCACTCTTAATGTAGCAGGAGATGGAGCCACTGTAACAGGAATTAAAGATGAAGATGATATGTCCTCCGACTCGAATGTTAAACTTGCTACTCAACAGTCGATCAAGGCGTATGTTGATTCCCAGGTTACAGCGCAGGATTTGGACCTTATCTCTGACAGCGGCACTATCGACGTTGATCTTGATTCAGAGAGTCTTACTGTTAGTGGTGGCGAGGGTATTGATACTTCAGCGACAGGCACGACACTTACAATCGCGGCAGAAGAAGCAACATCGTCAAACAAAGGTGTAGCCTCATTCTCTACTGATAACTTTAGTGTATCATCTGGCGCTGTAACTATTAAAGATGAAGGCGTTTCTAATGCGGAGTTAGCGCATATGGCGGCTAACACGGTTAAAGTAAGAGATGCTAACTCTACCGGCGACCCAACAGATAAGGCTGTTGGCGATACTGAGATATTAATTGGTGATGGAACTGGCTTTACATCGGCGGCTATATCTGGCGATGCTACAATGACTAATGCTGGCGCTGTTACTGTAACAAAGATTCAAGGCAAAAATGTTTCTAGCACTGCACCAACTAATGACCAGTATTTAAAATATTCTTCGTCATCTAATGAATGGCAAATGGCAAGCGTTCTTGCTCCTGACCGACTTACTACTAAAGGTGACTTGCTTGTTTACAATACTGTAGACTCTGAGACAAGACTTCCAGTTGGAGCAAACGACCTTGTATTAACAGCCGACTCTAGCGCCACTAATGGTGTAGCGTGGGCCGCTGTATCTGCCGCAGATGAGTCAATAACTAATGCTAAACTGGCTCACATGGCGGCTAATACCGTTAAGGTTAGGGACGCTAACTCATCAGGTGATCCATCTGATAAGGCTGTAGCAGATACACAAATCCTTATAGGAGATGGCAGTGGATTTACTGCCGCCGCTCTTAGCGGTGATGTGACAATGGCTAACACAGGTGCGGTAACTATTGCCAGCACTGCTGTAGAAAACTCTATGGTAGCCACAGGTATAGATGCCGCCAAACTTGCAGACGGTACTGTATCTAATGCAGAATTCCAGTACATTAATTCTCTTAGTTCTAACGCACAAACTCAGATAGACGCTAAAGCCGCAGTCGGTACTGCTAATACATGGACAGCAGGACAGCGTGGAGAGATTACTGCTCTTACAGACGGCGCAACAATAACTATTGATATGGCCGCTAGTAATAACTTTTCTGTCACATTAGCCGGTAATAGAACATTTGCTAATCCATCTAATGATACGGCAGGGCAGAGCGGAAGCATCTTTATCACGCAAGATGGAAGTGGCTCAAGAACAGCCAGTTGGGGAACCGATTGGGATTTTGCAGGAGGAACCGCACCTACATTGACTACGACAGCAGGAGCGGTGGACAGAATTGATTACGTTATTAAAGACGCATCTAACATTCATGCGGTGGCTACTCTTAACTATTCCTAATGCCTATATTTAATAACATACTTGCTGGCTCATCTGGTCAGGCTACTGGCTACACCATTGACCAGTCGTTAAGATTTAATGACGATGATTCGGCTTATTTAAATAGAACAGCCGGAACAGCAACCTCTAATGATATTGGCACTTTTTCTTTTTGGACAAAACGTGGCAATCTTGGAGGCGGCAATTCGTTTTTTAGCAACCACAGCGATGCCAACAATAGAACTTACATTGGGTTTGATGCCGATACGATTACAATG